TGGAAAGATCAAATCCCTGACAATTATTATATACAAGTGCTCCACCAATTACTTGCCACCGGCTGGGACTTCGCTGTTTTAAAAGCTCAAATTAAATGGCGAAAGGATGGCGAAATTAATTTGACCACCCGGCATTATCATTTTGAACGGTCATTACTTACTGACGATCTGGATTATCTCTTAAAAGAGGAAATCAAGTTTTGGGAGTGCGTACAACAAGACAGGCGGCCTAATACGAAGTTGCCGCCAATTTAGGAGGAAATATGAACGCTAAAAATATAGCAAAAGCCTTAAGCGCTAAAATGTATGATTGGCTAAAAAATATCGACAATGAGGAAATCAAAAAGACCGCAAAAGAAAACGCAATCATAACTGGCGGTGCATTGGTTTCATTGCTAAACGGCGAACAGCCAAACGATTATGACATTTATTTCAAAACTCATGATTCCTGTTTGGCGGTTGCTCGGTATTATGCGGATAAATGGAACGAAGCCCACAATGATAAATCACAGGTACAGATACTGGTTGACGATAAAACGAAACGGATTACCGCCTTTATTTCCAGCACAGGCATAGCTGCAGAGGATGGCGAAAGCGGAATTGACGACGAAACGGAACCGGACGTATCGGAAACCGCCGAGGAACAGGCGCAGGAAAAGCCGAAATACAGGCCGCGCTACTTCTCCACCAATGCTATATCCCTGTCCGACAAAATCCAGCTTGTAATTCGTTTCTATGGCTCCGTGGAAGAAATACATACCAACTACGATTTTGTGCATTGCACTTGCTCCTATGATTTCAAAGAAAACAAAGTCAATCTTCCGGCGCGGGCGTTAGAAGCAATCATAAACAAGGAACTGTATTACAGTGGCAGCAAATACCCGCTTTGTTCTATCATACGATCCCGCAAATTCGTTTCTCGCGGCTGGCACATTAACGCCGGGCAATATCTGAAAATGTGCTTGCAGCTAAACGAATTGGATTTGAAAGACCTCAAAGTTTTCGCCGACCAACTTGCGGGCGTTGATAGCGCGTATTTTTCAGAAGCGATTGAAACCATTCGCGCAAAGCAGGAAAAAGAGCCGGATTTCAAGATTGATAATACATATCTCTTTGAAGTTATAAACAGAATTTTTTAGGGGGTAAATCATGGAACTTATATTATCGCAAGACCTTAAAAAATATATCCCGCAGGAAATCGACTTTAATTATGATGAACTCAAAATCCAACTTGCGGAAAGCCTTGACAGATACAATAACCTTGTCGTGACTGAGGACGCAATACAGCCCGCGAAAAAGGATGGGGCGGCATTAAATAAGCTCAAAACTGCCATTGATGATAAGCGAAAAGATGTGAAAAAGGCTTGCCTTGCGCCTTATGAGGCTTTCGAGGTGAAAGCCAAAGAATTGACCGGAATGATTCAAGAGCCGATTGATGTTATCGACCACCAAGTCAAGGGATTTGAGGAACAAAAAAAGGATGAAAAATACAAGGCGATTGCCCATTTTTATACTACCAATATCGGTGATTTGATTGATCTTGTATCTCTGGAAAGGATTCTTCCCGATAAGTGGGCGAACACCGGGACAACGCTTATTTCCGTAACACAGGAAATATCTGAATCTATTCAAAAAATCCGAAATGATCTTGGGATTATTGAAAAAATGTCGGCAGAATTTTCGCAGCAAATGACCGATGTTTATTTAAAAACTTTGGATATGTCGGCGGCGTTGGCTGAAAAAAATCGGCTGGAAGAGCAACAGCGCATCTTAGAAGCTCGAAAGGCCGAACAGGAACGGCAGCGCGAAGCCGAAAGACAATCGGCTATTGATATTATACCAGAAGAAGAAACGCCGCTTAGCGACACCGTAGAGCCTGTGCAGAAGCCCGTTAATCAATTAGATCAATCGGTCGAAGATCGAAAAGATATTAAGGTTATTTTTTATAGCACAACGCCCGAATTCCGGCAGGAAATGAAAGCATTAACAACAAAACACAATATCAGATACGGAGGGATAAATAATGGTTAATAATAGTTTGGCGAAAGCAAAAGACGATAAAATGCAAGTGGAATATGAGAGCAACGGGGTAATTATAAAATTAAGCCCTGCAAGTATCAGAAAGTATCTTGTAAATGGCAATGGAAATGTGACCGATCAAGAGGTCGTAATGTTTTTAAACCTTTGCAGGGCGCAGCGGCTTAACCCTTATTTAAGAGAAGCCTATTTAGTGAAATATGGTGATAAATACCCGGCGACGATTGTTACGGGAAAAGAAGTTTTCACCAAAAGGGCGCGTCGCAATAAGGACTATGCCGGATTTGAGGCGGGAATAATTGTGCAAAATGATTCCGGTATAGATCAGAGGGCCGGAGCATTTTACATGGATGGAGAGAATGTTGTTGGAGGCTGGGCCAAAGTCCATATCAAGGGATATAGCGTACCCGTCGAAATGACCGTTTCTATGAGCGAATACATAGGTCGAAAATCGGGCGGTGAAGTCAATTCTCAATGGGCGGGAAAGCCAGCCACTATGATACGAAAAGTTGCTTTAGTGCAAGCTCTGCGTGAGGCATTTCCAGAGGATTTCCAGGGCCTATATGACCAGTCCGAAATACAAGTAGGAGATATAGAATTAGATGAATCTCCGATGGATATCCCACAGGATACTCCAACTACAACCTATAACGAGCCAGAGGCGGAGTACGATCCGCTTTCATAATCAGGGAGGAAAACGGAATGAATGCACAAGGCCAATTAACCGAAATTGTAGACGGTCAAGGGTTTTCTGTGTTTGTTCCGTTTTCTGATACTTATTTGCTGGAAAAGCGGGAAATGACCCGGTTTGAAATCCGTCTTGATGATGGCCGCACGATCAGCAATGACCAACGCGCAAAAATCTATGCAACCATGTCAGATATTGCGGATTGGACTGGTTATCATCGCGACGAATACAAAGCCATAGCAAAATATAATTTCATAGCGAAGACCGGATGCGATTATTTCAGCTTGTCGAACGTGGACATGACCACAGCAAATGATTTCCTGAACTATCTCATAGACTTCTGCTTAGAGCACGATATACCCACGCTGGATAGCCTGTTGGAACGTTCACCGGATATATCCCGGTATTTATATTCATGCCTTGCAAATAAGCGGTGCGCCTTGTGTGGGAAGAAATCGGAGCTGCACCACGCCGATCATGTAGGAACTGGGCGCAACCGCAAGGAAATTATGCACTTGGGAATGAGAGCCGAGGCGCTATGTCGGATTCATCATACTGAGTGCCATGATACCGGGCAGCAAACATTTGATAGCAAGCATCATATTTATGGGATCAAGTTGGATAAGTATCTTTGTGAAATCTTGAAACTTAAAGGGCGGTGATAGATTGCCTGGTTATATCAAAATCCATAGAAAAATAACTGAATGGGAATGGTATAGAGATATAAATACAACCCGGTTGTTTGTTCATTTGCTGCTGACCGTAAATTTTCGGGATAAAAAATATAAGGGCAGGATTGTCCCGCGAGGCAGCGTTTCCACCACGATTGCAAGGCTATCTGAGGAAACCGCCCTCACGATAAAAGAGGTCAGAACTGCATGTGAACATCTTGTGAGCACCGGAGAAATCTCAAAAATAACGACAAACAGAGAAACCATTATAAAGGTGCATAACTACGACGTTTATCAAACCCAAGATGATGACGAAGGGCAAACAGAGGGCAATCAAAGGGCAAACGAAGGGCAAACTAACGGCGAGCGTACAGAAGAAGAAGGGAAGAAGGAAAGAAGGGAAGAAGATAATATCCTAACGGATATTATAGAAGAACCGCTATCAAAAAATCCGCCGATTCCATATGCGGAAATTCAAGCGGAGTATAACCGGATGTGCAGTAGTTTTCCAAAATGTACTAAACTTTCAAACAAGCGAAAGGAAGCCATTGCCGCCAGAATCCACAGCGGATATTCGATTGATGATTTTATCAAGTTGTTTGAGACGGCACAGGCCAGCGATTTCCTGAAAGGTAAAAACAAGAATAATTGGCGAGCCGACTTCGATTGGCTTATTTGCGATAGCAATATGGCAAAAGCGCTGGATGGACGGTATAAAAATCGGGAATCTATTCAGCAAGAACAGGAGTCCACTGGAAACCCATTTCTTGACAAACTCAAACGGGAGGGAGCAATTTGACGCAAAATGAAACAACGGCGATAATGGCGGTTTTATATGCGGCCTATCCTCAATTTTACGCCAAAAAAATGCCCGCCGAAATAGATTCAATTGTCGCCTTATGGACTGAAATGTTCGCGGATGATTCAGCGGAAATTGTTGCAGCGGCGGTAAAATCGTTCATAGCAACAGACACGAAGGGATATCCTCCGGCAATTGGAATCATCAAGGGACATGTTTCAAAAATTAAATATGGGTATCAAAAAACTGAGCTTGAAGCATGGGGAGAAGTTCAGGAAGCCTTAAGAAATAGCGCTTATGGTGCCGGAGAAGAATTTAGGAAACTCGATCCAATTATTCAGAGGATTGTCGGGAGCCCATCGCAATTGCGTGAATGGGCAATGGCTGAATCCGGAACATCAATCAACGTCATAGCATCCAATTTTCAGCGTAGTTATAAGGCCATATCGGAAAATCAACGGGAATATCGCGCCCTGCCTGGTCCGATTGCTGAAATTGTGAATCAAATTGCAGAGAAGAAGAAATTAATCCCGGAGCCACAACCAAAAACATTGCCGGTAAATATACAGGAAACCGTGGATAAATCGAAGCGTGTTGTTGAGAATCCTTTGGCGCAAGAAATCCACATTCCCTTGTCGCCAGAAGAATTTGAAAAACGGCGCACAGAATTATTGGAGATATTATGCAACAAATAATTATTCCCGGCAGGCTTCCCGGTTACAACCAGCTCAAAGGCCGAAATTGGCAGCAATCAGCTCGGATAAAAGCAGAGGCAATGGAATTGGTCATGTGGTATGCAAAGGCCGCCAAGATACCACAGTTTCGTTCTCCGGTGATTATCCAGATAAAATGCTTTGGGCCGGACGCCAGGAGAGACCCGGACAATGTGATATCCGGAGCATCCAAGGTAATTTTGGATGCGCTGCAAAACATGGACGTACTGGCCGGGGACGGGCGAAAGTATATAGCAGAAATGCGGACGCCGACGCCGGAAGTTGACCGGAAGAATCCCCGCGTGGAAATCAAAATTGAAATGGAGGAATCAGGATGAAGCCAATTTATGAGCCGAAAGGCCGTGCGCAAGAATACTGCGACCTCGCTATCAACATTTACCCAGAATGTAATCATGGTTGTACTTATTGTTGGGCTAAATCTATGGCAAAACGTTTCGGGCGGGATTGGACTGGAATTGTCGAGCCGCGCAAGGGCATTGTGGATGCACTCAAAAAGCAGTTTGCCACCGAGGACATAAAAGGCCGCGAAATTCAGCTTTGTTTCACCTGCGACCCGTACCCTGCCGACATTGATACTGGCGTTACCCGCGAAGTGATTGAGACTATAAAGAACAGTGGAAATCATGTGCGGATTCTCACTAAAGGCGGCAACCTCGCCTTGCGTGACTTTGATTTGCTGGATAACGGGGATTGGTTTGGCGTAACGCTGACGTGGAATGTTGATAGCGAACCGAACGCTGCCAGTTCCGCCGAACGATACGCAACTATAAAAGAAGCTCACAATCGCAAAATAAAAACATGGGTTAGCTTTGAGCCTGTATTTTCTCCGCAAATGATTTATCATTATATAGAATATGCCGACGCAATAGATATGTTCAAAATCGGAAAACTAAATTATGTTCCATCAGATATTGATTGGGGAGAGTTTGGGCGAGAGTGTGAAAGACTTTGCGTGGAGCATGGCCGAAACTACTACATAAAAGATGATTTGCGCAAGGCGATGGAGGCGCAGCCATGAAATGCTCAAATCATCCTTGCTGCGATTGCATCGAAATATGCCCTGACAGAAAGGGGCCCAGACCATGGAGCGGGAAAGAAGAAAGATTTCTGTTGTACCTGATTAACCACGGAGAAACGGGTAAGCAGGCTGGGGATAGGTTGGGCAGGAGTGGGGATGCCTGCCAATCGAAATACAGGGAGTTGACAAGGATATAAGGATAAAGGAGGCAGAGGCCGATGGATAAAGTACATTTCTCCAGCAATAAAGACGATTGGTGTACGCCGTGGGATTTTTTTAATAAATTGGATTCGGAATTTCATTTCACCTTGGATGCGGCTGCCAGTCATGCGAATGCAAAGTGTCCCCGATATTTTACCGCCGAGGATGATGGACTATCCCAGAATTGGGCCAGGGAAACAGTCTGGGTGAACCCACCGTATGGCCGAGCGACCGATAGATGGGTAGAAAAAGCATATTTGGAGAGCCGGAAACCGGAAACAACAGTGGTCATGCTTTTGGCCTCCAGGACGGATACAAAGCGCTTCCACCAGTGGATATTTCCACACGCAAAGGAAATTAGATGGATACCTGGCCGCATTAAATTTACTAACGACCAAGGGGTTCCGGCTGATGAAGCGCCCTTCCCCTCCTGCGTAGTGATATTTAAGGCAGAGGATAAGGCGCCATGAATCAGGAGACGTTAGTGGAAATTAAGAGTGGCACGATCCGGATTCGTGGATGAGAATGGAGGGTTAAGATGGAACGGCTAACAAACGATGCAATAAATAATCTCTTGGCAATGTCAAAATATGACTATCACATGTATGGGCTTGATATCAAAACGGCACTATCGGAGCTTAAGGAATGTCGCGCCACCAGCCTCACGCCAGACGAAGTCAACACTATTGCGAAAAGTCAAATAGCAACGGCAGGTCATAATGTGGAGTTACAAGAGAAAATAGCCGAGTTGAGGACGGAGAATGAGCGGTTGATAGCCTATAGAGTCGAAATAACCGTTAAGCCAAACGAGGACAACGAATACTGGTGTCCGAAGTGCGGAGAGCAAATAGTTGGTTATTACGCCAGTTATTGCGAATATTGCGGCCAATGTGTGGAATTGGAGGATAGCCATGATAAAAATTAGATCACGCAGCGGAAAGATACACTTGAAGGACGATAGGTACGAGGGAGGCGCCTGGACCGTTACTGCTTGCGGATTATCTATTGACGCAGTAAAAACTTGGGAAAATAAAAGTCCGGCCTGCACATGTAAGAAATGCGCAAAGATTGAAGGGGATGGAGTGTATGAACAGGGTTGATGAAATCCGGCAATATCTAGCTGACACCCAACCCAAAAGCAATGATGGATACGCCACGCAGGACATAGCAAAATTGCGGTCATGTTGCAAGCGGATGATATCCGAATATGACCATATAATCAAGAAGGTGCCAGCGGATGAGTTGCAGGCGGCAATAGATGAGGCAGAGAGCATCAAGGATTCTATTATCGGAGGTTCAAACTTTGCCCCATATATGTATGCCTATCTCTCCTTGAGAGGCAGTATTCAGAAAATGTTGGAATCGGAAATGAAAAGCGGCGCGAAGATGGAGAGGGAGGGAAAGTGATGAGAGCAAGGCCGATAGATATAAGCAAGAAATCAAATCGCCGTTGTTGTAATTGCGGAGACTGGCTTGAGAATGTTTTCCCAAAAGATACGCCGTGGACGGTAATTGAAAAAGAAAAATGGGGCAAATGTCTTGTGCCAACTTATTCCAACGAACCAGCGATCCCGAAAAACTACTGGAATTGCTGTAAGGATTTCAAATGGCGCGAAGATCAGGAATATATAAGCACTAGCGGCGGTGTTATTTGCTCTGTGAATCCATTTGAGGCCAATGATCCCGAATGCGGAAGATGAGAGGCGAAGGAGGCGGCGGGATGAGCAACTTGTACCCCATAGAAGTAAGAGAAGTCTATAAATATATCATTCACGTCAGGGCCAAAAGCAAGCAAGAGGCAATAGAAAGTGCGAGAAAGTGCTATGAATGTGATGAAATGGATGGCGTATTTCTAGCAGATGCTAACAGCCATTCTAAAACTACATTTTCCGTCCTCGCTGCACAGGAGGTTGATGTAAGCCATGAGCAATAAACGCGATCTAAGGCTTGACCAATACGGTATAAGCAAGCACAGATACCGAGAATTATCAAACTTCTGCCTGCAATACAAAGAGTTTATCGCAGAAAAAAATAGCTGCTATGATCTGAGCGGCGTCGCCCTTACCGGAATGCCGCACAGCACAGCCGTGAGCGACCCTACAGCCAATAAAGCCGAGAGAGCCTATAAGTTGGGCAAGAACATAGAACTGATTGAGCAGACGGCTATTGAGGCATGTGGAGAGTTGTATCCGTACATAATCAAGTCTGTTAGCGAGGGTATACCGTGGGAATATCTATTACCGCCGATAGGTCGAAGGCAGTTTTATCAGGAGCGGAGAAAGTTTTTTTATCTGCTTAGTTTGAAGAAATGAGGGGTTGACCGTGGATAATGTGAACCATCCAACGCATTATACCGCTGGCGGCATTGAGTGTATTGACGCATTGGCGGCGGCAACCGCAGGATTAGAAGGAATTGAGGCAGTAGATACCGCAAACGCAATCAAGTACCTTTGGCGCTGGAAACACAAAAACGGCGCAGAGGATTTGAAAAAAGCGCAATGGTACATAAACCATTTAATTAAACAATTGGAGGAATCGAAATGAAAATTATCAAGGCTTATACGGAAATCATTACCCCTATCAATGACGAGGAAATCCTAAAACATATTGAATTATGTGGTCGCATCTGCTACAAGTCCGAGGAAAAAATAACGCCAGAATCCGCACATAAATTTGTTGCAAGTATCATTAAGCGTGGGCATGAAAGCGTATTGGAGCACTACTCCATTACCGTGCGCTTTGTCTGCGACCGTGGCGTTTCCCATGAGATTGTGCGACACCGCATAGCCAGCTATAGCCAAGAAAGCACCCGGTATTGCAATTATGGGAATATTGATGAAATCACTCTTATCAAGCCCCTGTTTTTTGAGGTAGATTCTTTGGCATGGGATAAGTGGCATAAAGCATGCGCAGAGGCCGAGAGTTGCTATATGGATTTAATAGCACAAGGTTGTTCGCCGCAAGAAGCCCGCTCCGTTCTTCCTAACAGCCTAAAAACAGAAGTTATAATGACCGCGAATCTCCGCGAATGGCGGCATTTCTTTAAGCTTCGCACTGCTCTGGCTGCGCATCCACAAATGCGAGAAGTCGCTATTCCGTTGCTTCAAAAGCTGAAATCTGAAATCCCGGTTATCTTTGATGATATTGAATAAATAAAAAAGGGTAACACAAGGGACGTTAAAATATGATATTCTGGCCTTGGGAAACTATATCTTTCCCGATGCGGAACAGGGCAGAAACAGTTAAGACACTGCCCGGATGGCCGCATAAGATTGCTTTCCACTTCATACCCTCCCTATCCCGCTGGCTATGGCTGGCGGGAACCCTAAAAATTATGCGGTGGCGGAATATAGACGCTCGGGCAATCCTCGTCCAGTCAATCTTAAAGCTGGAGTGTACAGGTGAAAGTCCTGTGCCCGCATGATTGATTTAACCGGGCTACGGCTCGTTTAGATACCAGAAGCGCAGTTCAATTCTGCTCGCTGGCCGAGGATTGGTATGCTAACATGGCTCCCGTTCGATTCGGGCAGTATGGCGCGAAAGCGTTCCGTTGGTACGGTAGTGGCTTGACAGCCGGAAACAGACCGGCAAACTAGAATGGTAAAACTTTCATTCAACCCTGTTATACAGGCTGAATGTATCGGGGAAGTTTCATCTTGATAGCCGGTAACGGGTGCAGATGCTTATAGCCGATTGATCTTACCCATGGAGGCCGCTGGTTGATCGCGGCGGTTAGAATATGCCGAATAGTAGCTTATGCAAATGCACATGCGAGGTTCGGCGCAGAAATGCCGCAATCCCGCCTTATCCCGCCAAGGTTCGGGCCGGAGAGGCGGGGCAAGCGGCGAAATTGAATCGGGGCTGCCATGTCGGAGCATATAAGTCTCGGTGGCGGCCCACACAATCTACACAGCCTATGCGCTGATAAGGGGGATAAATATGAAAGCTTACATCACACAGTATGCGCTATCTCGGGGTATTTACGAAATAGAGGCAAAGGCGACAAGCTTTGATTACATGATTCGGGAATGTGGCGGGCTGCACATAGGCGTAACATATCATAAGCCGCATTGGCATGAGACAAGAGAGGCCGCCATTGAACAGGCCGAGAAGATGCGCGTCAAGAAAATAGAAAGCCTCAAAAAGCAAATTGAGAAATTGGAAAAGTTGAAGTTTGAATAGCCCGGCCTCCGCAGGCCGAACGCAAATGGGGTGAAGATATGGCATTACTGATAGCATATATAATATTCTTCATATACTGCCTCTCTGTTTATTTAATCTATCGTTGGCTATCGTGGCGAAATACCAAGAAGTGCATAGATCAGATTAAACGCTTATCGGAACTTTAAGGCCGAACAAACTGAATAATTACGCTTTATCTTCGGATAAGGCGTTTTTATATCCCAAAATTCGGGGATAGAGTAGCGCACTCGAAAAACGGAAAGCCTTATCCGTCCTCCCCGGATTAACTTTTTAAGGCATTACGGAAAGGCGGTAATATCATGGAGT